TTGGATAAAGAATCTTTATATCAGAATATCGAATCTCGCGTTCACGATATACATGGTCAATCCTATCGTCAGGACCAACATCCAATACAACATGAGGAAGAGGCAGAGCTGTAAAATTAACAGGATTAATAGCATCGCCCTCCTCGACATGAAGAACACCAGTGCCAAGTGCAAGATCCATAAACGATTCATGGACTTCCTGACCAAAGTTTGAGTTCTGTATAACTTCAAAAACATACTCAGTTACTTCTTCAAGTTCATTATTTACGGAATCGCGTGAGTCTTTAGGCACCTCACTACCAGCAGTAAAGTCAGCCCAACGAGCAAAGTTAGGAACAAGACCAGCTTGTAATCGCGACGCAAACTCCTGTACTCCAACGACAGCAGTCTCATCAAAGATTTTATCATCTCTTCTTTCACCTATAGATTGTGTAGCGAAGGTTTGACGCATAGGTAAAGCATATTCATAGCACTCATCAAATAAACTTTCCCAACGCTGTCTAACTGATTTAGCTCTTTCATACTTTTTTAAGAATGAATTTATAAGCTCTTCATCACCATGCATTAGCCGTACATACCCCCACCACTAAGTGGGCTTCTGAAACCAACACCACCACGATTAGAAGTATATAATGCTCTACGACCTCTACTACCTCTCATAACTCTTTGACCTTGTTTAGCACCAGTTTCGTATGTAAGAGATGTTTTTACTGGAGATTCTTGAGCTATCGTCTTTTCTTTTTCTTCTTGCCTACGCTCGATAGTTCTTCTTTTTTCTTCTTCTTCTTTTGATTTTTGTTCTGACGTAACTACTGGACTTGTTTTCTCAGGTTTACTGCTACCACCACCACCAAAGCACATATCTATTCTCCTTATAGTCTATTCCAAAAACTGGATCTGTTTCTATTATTAGGCGATCTTTTAAAAATATCAAAGCCTTTTCTCGCATTGAACGCTTTGACTGGCTTCTGACCAGCTATCAAACTGCGTCCTTCACCAGCACCAAGCATCATATATTGCAAAGCATCATGGATATGAGAGTACATATTTTTCTCAGGTTTATCATCATATCGTTCTCCTGACACTTGCATACGTCTATAGCAATAGCCACCTTGAAAACCTTTTACTAATGTTTGACATCTTCTATCAATCAAGAATGCTGGTAATCCTTCAGACATCTTAGTTAGCTGAGAAGCAACAGCTTCAAGTCGTAGGTCTACACTATTACTAGGAGCTGGCACAGCTTTCAGTCCAGCACCTCTGAGTATTTGAAATGGAGTTGATTCATCTGTTTGCGCTCGGAAGTCACCAGCTGGGTCACCATATATGTACACATCAAGACCACTAAATCGTGTAGATATTTCTTGTCGCAATAACTCAGCAAATCGTACGACACCCATATCAATAGCAACTATCTCAGCTTGCACCAGCCATCGACCTCGAACCTTTTGACCAAAGACAGCAGAAGGAGTTAGTCCAAAGTCAATACCGACATACAAAGGTATTCCAGCGGCAACTGGTATTTCTTCACCAGCAAGATGTGTTTCAGTCACAAAGTCAGGATAGACTGGCTTGCCTTCCTGAATTAGTCCGAGTCTATTCATTACATAAACATCTATCCAGCTTTTGGTCTTACCTCTAATTAGATTAGGATAATATGTTCCAAGAATATTTTTTTTGTTTTCTGCATCTTTATTCAGAGAATAAGAAGTAACTTCTTTTTTATCATTAAGCACTTCTTTCATTGCTGGTGGCTGGACAAAGAATCTCCAGTTATCTGGCTTCACTAACATGGTAGCTTGTTCTCGAGGAATGTGATCAGGTATTGGAACTTCACCTGACATAATAGCCCACCAGTGATCTTCTTCTGGTGCGTTCGTATCACAGATAACACCAGACCAACTAGCGCCACCCTCTCTCATACTTGGATATCTACCAACACGCATAGTACATGCATCGATAATACTTTTTGGTATCTCTCTTGCTTCGTTTACCCATATACCAGTGAGTTCGAGAGACAGAAGTTTTTTTACATCTTCTGGTCTATCTAACGCTAAGAAAATTACTTCTAGGTCTAGATCATTCACTTTTATGTGGTGAGTATAAGGAACTGACCACTTGAAGTTACCCCAGTCCGATTCTGGAAACCAGTCTAACCATGTCTTTATTGTTGTCGTTCTTAGCTGGGGATTGGTATTTCGAATAACAGCCCATCGAGATTTCCGAACTCCATCATCATTTGGTTTCTGTTCTAATGCTCTTCGGAATACTTCCACACAGCAACCAACAGATTTACCAGAACCAACTGGACCTCGTATACCACGAAAAAAACTATCATCTTTCATAAACCCTTTGAGAACATCCCCATCAGGTTTGTACTTAAAGTCTGTCAATCAACTAACTTCTTGCATCAGGTAGATACAAGCCACCAATATCCGTTTTAATTAATTCCATTGCTTTTGATGCTGATGAACCTTGACTTCTATATTTTCTATAGAGCTGTATGACCTTTGACATAGGAGGTGCGCCCTTCATCTTCATCATATCGCCAAACTCTCCAGCAAGTTTTTGTTCTATATCTTTTGTCTTTTCTCTTTTATATAAAGCTTCTTTTGCCATTATACATCTCCTTTGTGTACACCAGTTCTTATCATAGTTTCTGCAACTTCAGGTCCAATGTTCTCGATAACATTATCTAGCATTTTATTAGTGACGAAAGAAGCTCCATGTTTCTCATCAAAGTATTGAAAGTGTATTTCTTTTACTAAGCGTCTTAAATACCTATGCTCTTCTGGTTTGAGGTTGTTTATAAAGCTCATGCGAATCTCCTATAGAGTGCTGTCTTTTTTGCTATTTGCTTTGGTTGAGAAGAAAATTGTTTCCCTTTCTTCTTTGCTTTTCTTTTCTCTGCTGTGGTTCGTGCGTACTCTTCTGATGATAGAGCTTGTATTGCTTTCTTTGGTAGATACCTTTCCCCAGTCTCTGAAGACTTCTTGCCACTTTTGGTTTGCCAATCTTGTTCTCCCCAAGCTTTAAGACTTCTCTGTGACCTCTTCATTAGGTATAACCACCACCCTTTGCCTTATACTGCTTTGCTAACAACTGTGCCTTTCGAGCAGACCACTTGCCAGCGGCAGTGCCTTGAACATTCGCCGCTTTGATTTTATTGAACAAGGCTTTACGCATTCTTGGTCGTGTATAGTTACCAGCCGCGTTAACTGCCATTCTTCTTCTCCCTATCGTATAACGCTGTACGTTTCTTCTTCTTAGACTTCATTATTTTATCTTGAAGAAATTTTGGAAGTGTCTTTTGTTTTGGTGTAAGTGTTCCTGGCATTATTTTTTCTTCTTCATGTTAAGGTAAGCTCGAAGAGTTTTCTTCTTTATCTTCCCAGCTTTAAAAGCTTTATTAACTTCATCCTGTGTAACGGCGGCATAAGACTTACCTTTATAAGTAAACTTAGCTTTGCCTTCTTGTCTAGCTCTTCTAAAAGCTTCCTTGAATGTTTTAGGCTCGGATTTAGTTTGAGTTTTCTTTTGTTCATCAGACATTGCCGTTGTGTTCTTACGTCTGATTTGTCCTTTCTTTTGAACATCAGACATAGTTGTCTTAGCTTTTGCTGGACGCTTCTGAGCATCTGACATAACAGCATCAGCTGGTCTTGCTCTTCCAGTCTTCTGAGCATCACTAACACTTTCCGGTCTGTTTAAAACATTTGATCTCGAGGCTCTCTTCTGTTCATCAGACATAGTCGCTGTAGACTTCATGCCTCTTTTTTGAGAATCAGGAACAGTTGTCTGTTTACTCATCTGTTTGTTTTTTCTGTCACCATGTAACATCTGATCTAATCTTTTTCTAAGACCTAACTTCCCAGTTACTTTGTGTCCTTTTTTATGTGGCATGTTGCCCTCCTTTGGTTCTGGATTTTCACCCTACGTTTTTCTTTGAACTCTTAGATTTGTTACGCTTACTAATTGCATTTGCTATCTTCTTTGCTTCTGCCTTACTGCCAGCACCCCACGCTCTTAGTGAAAGAAGAAGACGAGTTGGTTTGCCATCCTTATACTCTGGACCTGACGCACCAGCCATCCTAGCTAAGAAGCTAGCTCTTCGAGGATTGTCTCCGCTTTTTACTGGTGACTTTAGATTCGAGCCTGGGTTCTCCCTTTCGTACGACTTTCTTCCTGCCTCGTTGAGACCGCCGCTTGGGTTCTTTCCCCCCTTCTTTTGCCACAGTGGTGTTGACATCAACTATCTCCTCTTCAGAAAGACTATCTACGTTCTGTTTTGTTTGCAATAACTTTTTAAGCAAACCAGCCATCATCACTCCTACTCTCATGTGTAAACTCCTTTTTTAGAAAAAAATGTCAGGGCAAGACCATTACCTGTAGCATAGCACACAACTTTTGGGGTCACCCCACCTGTTGTCAGCTTTCTACAGAGATTCATATATATCTGTGTAGTTGTGAGTTAAGCAAGCACCACACACAACTACGCTTGTATGGTATACAGAGAAGCATCA